ACGCTTATAAGCGCGAGAACGCTGGTAAGCAAGTAAAGAGCTTTGAGATATGGATGGAAACAGTTGCCGACATTAAGACAGGCAACGATGACCCAAAAGCCATCAGCCCGACAGCGTAAGGCGGCTACTAGTAATAGTTGCTCTTAGGACTGGTATCCCGATGCAGTATTGGGATGATTGGGACGATGTAGCAACGGCAGTCGAGCTGATAAAGGAGAGAGATAGCAATGGCTGAAGAAGTCTCAGCATTTGACCGAACAGAGCTTCGGCAAGTCTATAAAGCGTTCTCCTTGCTAGGCGATGAAGCTAAAGCCGAGTCTCGCCAAGTTTCTAATAATCTTGCTACTTATCTTCAGCAACAAATTGCTGCCAAAGCTTCTACTCGCGTCAAAGGGCAACAAGCCATTAACAGAATCGTTAGTGGATCTAAAGTATCTAAGACCAGCACTACTGGCGAAATTAAGTATGGCTTTGCTAGTCAAAGATTTAGCGGTGGAGCTAATACTCAAATGCTTTGGGCTGGCTTTGAATTCGGTTCAAATAAATTTAAGCAATTCCCTGCCTACTCTGGCAGACAAGGGCGCGGCTCTCGCGGATGGTTTATTTATCCAACTTTGCGCCAAGAGCAAAAGAATATTGTGGCACAATGGACTAGAGCATTTAACAAGATATTAGATAAGTGGGGCATTGGTGGCATCTGATTCAAGAGCCTTAACGCTCAAGCTTCTAGCAGATACAGCTGACTTTCAAAAGAAATTAGCAAATGGATCTAAAGACATTGATTCCATTGGCGAGCGAGCAGCTGAATTTGGCAAAAAGGCTGCTATTGCCTTTGCTGCCGCTGGAGCAGCTATTGGCGCATTTGCAGTCAGTGCGGTTAAAGCAGCAGCCGAAGATGAGACAGCCCAGAAGCGCTTAGCTGCAACTATAGAAGCCACTACTGGCGCAACGGCTAAACAGATTGAGGGCGTTGAAGAATACATAAAGCAGACTTCTATTGCTATCGGCGTTGCTGACGATGGCTTGCGTCCAGCATTTACGCGTTTAGTTAGATCTACGCAGGATGTCGAAGAAGCCCAGAAGTTGCTAAATTTAGCGTTAGATTTAAGTGCAGCAACGGGCAAGCCATTAGAGACAGTTACTAACGCCCTTGGCAGAGCTTACGATGGCAATACAACCGCGCTTGGCAAATTAGGCTTAGGCATAGATGCAGCTGACCTAAAATCTCAAGACTTTGATACAACCTTTAATCAACTGACTAGCACCTTTGGTCAATTTGCTGAGAATGAAGCAGAGACAACAACTAAGCAAATGGAGCGCGTCAAGATTGCTCTTGATGAAGCCAAAGAATCTATCGGCGCAGCTTTACTTCCAGTCGTCCAAGAATTGACTGCTTGGATATTAAGGGATTTTATTCCAGCACTCGAAGCATTTATCTCAGGCTTAACTGGAAGCGGTGGGCTTGATGAATCGCTAACTGATACTCAAAAGACAGCAGTTGAATGGGGTAAAAAAGTAAGAGGGTTTATTAATACAGTTATTGATCTTAAGGATGAGCTCTTTGTAGTCGCTGGAGTATTAGCAACAGTATTCGTAGTAAGCAAGATAGCAGCTGGAGTCCAAGCCACTATTCTTCTAATTCAAGGGCTAGTTGCTGCTTATGTTGCTTTAAGAAATAGCGCGGTAGCCGCTGCCATCGCATCTCGATTTGCTTTAAATCCGTTGGCTGGTCTAGCAACTGGCGCAGCCGTAGTTGGCGCAATTATTGCTGCGACCAAGTTATTTGATAATCAAGCCAATGCAGCAGCAGGAACTGGAAGTAACACAGTTCCATCATCTAGCCTTCCATCAGGCTTTACTGCTGGAACGCCAGTTATTAGCGGTGGAGGTTCAACTGGTGGCGGTTCTATTGCAAGTGGTATTGGCGGTGGCAAGATAATTGCTCCAATCGTAACGGGCACAATGCCTAGTTTCCCATCAGGCTTAAATCCAACTGGGAACGCAATTCCATCTGGCTTTGATGTCGCAGCTGCTAGACGCGGCGAAGAGCGCGGCAATGTAATAGTCAACGTCAATGCACCATCCGCTATTGATGAAGAAGGATTCACTAGGGCCGTAGTTTTAGCTCTTAACACTAGCAATGCTCGTAACGGCGGCGGCGGCGCAATCCTTGGCGGTCTAGTAGCTCAATGACTCTTTGGAATCCAGTTTATAGAGTTAAGGTTGATGGCGTTACAGTTACTAGCGCAACCCTTAGCGGCTTAACTATTACCTCTGGTCGAACCGATATTTATCAACAGCCTATTGCTGGCTATTGCAATCTAAGTCTTATAGAGACAGCTGAAGCCTCAGTTCCCTATGAAGTAAATGATGCAGTAACAATAGAAGTCCAAGATTCTACTGGCGCGTATGTCAATCTTTTTGGCGGCTTTATTACTGACTTAGGCATTACAGTCCAGACTTCAGGATCAACAGCTACGAGCCAGCAGATTAGAATCGTTGCAGTAGGAGCTTTAGCGCGACTTGCTAGGGCAGTTTATACTGGCAACTTTGCCCATCAATTTGATGGAGACCGCATTGAGGAATTACTTAGCGGGGTATTATTTGACCAATGGAATGAAGTGCCAGCTGCCGAGACTTGGAATGGTTATGACGCAACTACCCAATGGCAGGATGCAGAAAATAGCGGCTTAGGTGAGATAGATACTCCTGGTGATTATGAGCTGCACTCCGAAACTGGCCTGAATGACACAGTTTATAATTTAGCTTCTAGGTATGCCACCAGCGGTTTAGGTTATTTATACGAGGATGCTCAGGGCCGAATTGGGTATGCCGATTCAACACATCGAAGCCAATATCTAGCGACTAACGGCTATGTTGATCTTGATGGCAATCACGCCATTGGCCCAGCTCTTTCGATAGTTAAGCGCGCTGGCGATGTTCGCAACGCAATCACAGTCGGTTATGGAACTGGCAGCGCATCGGTAGATGATGAGGATGCAGCGTCTATATCGCTTTACGGCCAACTAGCTACCACAATATCTACCACTCTTAGGCATCAAGCTGACGCCGAAGCGCAAGCAGCCTTCTATCTACTTATTCGCGCTTATCCTCAATTTGCTTTACGGCAGATAACTTTTACTACGGCTAATCCAGAAATTGACAATGCCGACCGAGATAGCCTTCTAAATGTATTTATGGGTATGCCTTTAAATATTACTAACTTGCCACTTAATATGACCGATGGCGAATTTCAAGGATTTGTGGAGGGTTGGACTTGGACTGCAGGTCTTAATCGCCTAGATTTGACGATGAACCTATCGCCTATAGCTTTCAGCCTGCAAGCCTTCCGTTGGAACTCAGTCCCAGCGGTGGAGAGTTGGAATACAATAAATCCATTACTGGAATGGTATAACGCTACAATTGTGGCATAGGAGATTAAATGGCAACGACAACTAATTATGGCTGGGATACTCCAGACGATACAGATCTAGTCAAGGATGGCGCAGCTGCAATTCGCACATTGGGAAGCTCAGTCGATACAACGACCAAAGCGCTGAATCCTGAAACAACGCTTGGAGATATTGCTTATCGCTCAGCGACCAGCAACACAAACACTAGATTAGCTATTGGCTCAGCAGGGCAAGTTTTAACAGTCGCAGCTGGTGTTCCAAGCTGGGCAAGTCCATCAGATCAAACACCTTTAACAACTAAAGGAGATGTTTTTACATTTTCAACAGTTGATGCGCGTCTCGGTGTTGGCGCTAACGGAACAGTTTTAACTGCGGATTCTGCGGAAACAACAGGCCTTAAGTGGGCTGCGCCTGCTGCTGGCGGTATGACTTTAATAAACACTAGTGGCACAACATTAACTGGCGCATCTGTCAGCATTTCATCTATTCCAACAAGTTACATTAATTTAGTAATTCTCATTGCAGGTGCTCAACCTGCTACTGATGGCGCATCGGTTCAATATAGATATAACGGCGATGGTGCGACAAGGTATAAAAGAGGCTACGATAACGCTGATGATCAAACATTCAACAGCGGCGATTTATTAGCTGGGGATGGTCAGACAAATAATGCTAATTATTCAAATTACTGGATAACTATTCCAAATTATGCAAATACTGCAGCTTGGAAATTATCATCAAGCGAAGCAGTATATGGTAGTTCCAGTTATCCAAGCAGAGCAACTTTTAGAAGATACTGGGGCGCTTATAATCAAACAACCGCAATTACTTCGATTGATTTTTTTCCAAGCAGTGGAAACTGGACTGCTGGAACAGTTTATGTATATGGGGTGAAATAATGGAAATAACAATTTATAACTGCGAAACAGGCGAAACAATAGTCCGTCCAATGAATCAAAAAGAATTGGATGAATATGAAGCTAGACAATTTAAATTTGAAGCTGAATTAATTAGTCGAGCCGAAAAAGAGCAGGCTAAAAATGCTTTGCTAGAGAAGTTAGGCATCACTGCCGATGAAGCCAAGTTGCTCCTAAGTTAAGCATAATCTTTATTGATGATGGCCAGACTATGTGCAGCGGGTGTTCAGTTACGGGAGCAGATTGATGATGATTATCCTGATCGCGATAGAAAGTCTGATGGCTGGATTGCTGATGCTCGGCACATTGCTAAAGGCAATTCTGATCATATACCAGCAAATGGAATGGTTAGAGCTATAGACATTGATTCTGACCTAGCAGCGCACAAAGAAGAAGCTTACGCACTAGTTGAGAAGCTTCGTAAGTGCGCCAAGAAGGGCGATAGGCGCATCAAATATATTATTTACGATGGAAAGATTATGAGCCCCATACTGGGCTGGAAACGGCGTAAATACTCAGGGCCTAATCCTCATCGTTCACATTTCCATATTAGCTTTACAACTTTGGGAGACAAAGACAGCAGTTACTTTGACCTAGAAGGAGATAAGAATGAGCGACCTAAAGAAGATGGCCGAAAGCTGGGCAAAGACATTCCTAGCAACGGCGCTAGCGACCTATCTGGCAGTCGGCCTAGATGTAAATGCAATTGCCAATGCAGCTCTCGTATCAGTCTTGCCTAGCATTATTAACTGGCTAAATCCTAACTACGAAAGATACGGCAGAGTCAAGTAATGGCGGCTACTGAGCTAGCAACCCTAGTAGCCTCAGTATTAGGATCTATCGCCTTACTGATTGCTGGACTTCGCTACATAATTAAATTGGAGAATATTCCAATAGTGTCGCGCCTTGATAAAATGGAGAGTCAGTTAGAATTGGCCCTAGCGAGAGGGGTCAGAAATGGCAACGCGAAAGCGCGTAAGTAAGAAGGCAGTCAAGCGACCTAAGAGGCGTAGAACTACTAAAGAAACGCCTTTAACAAAGCTTGATTTCTGGGCTATTGCTGCCAATGAAGTTTATAAAGCTTGTCGCAGAGCAGGGATGGATGAAGGAACTGCTTTGGCCTTTGCTATGGATCGCAGCTCTTATCCCGATTGGATAGTTCCTGCTGATGACCCAATTAAGAAGATTGGTTGGGAAGATGGAGAAGAGGACAACTAATCTACTTTAGAGAGGTTGAGCTCTTTGAGGCTCTCAAGTCGCTTTACCCAGACTTGATGCCTTTATCAGCGACCGACCGAGCAGATGGCATAACCCACGATTCATATATTGAGATGAAGTGCCGAAGAACGCATTATGACCGCCTATTGATTGAGAAGAAGAAGTGGGATTATCTGGCCGATATAAGGGCTAGGACGGGCTCTAGGACGCTTTATATCAATGCAACCCCAAAGGGTATCTACCAGTTCGACTTAGGGGCTCTAGCCGAGCCTGAGTGGGTTCTTAAAGTATTGCCAGCAAAGACCGACTACGCCAATGGCCACACACTTGAGAAGCTTTGCGGTTTCCTAGATATCCAACACGCCGAGCTCTTACTTGTCTAAATAGATTTGAGCAAATACATTTAATCCCGTAAATCCATTTAAGGATTACAGAATCGGGAGCAAATGATAAATAAAGTAACTCTAATTCGATTTGATTCTCAAGCAGGGGCTTGGACTGATGAGACAAATTGGGTTAAAGGATCAATAATAAGACGATTCGCTAAAGAGCGAATGGGTAAGAAGCAGCTGAGAGGCCGTTTATCTAAGGCTGAAATCTCTGCATATTGGCTGGATAAATATGGGGTGAGTGCAGATGTTGCCTAATTTATCTGATGAAGCAGTAGTAGGGATAATCATTGGCGTTCCATTTCTCGGCCTTTATTTATGGGCTCTTTGGACTTCAGCCAAAGCCAAAGCCTTTAATGAAGGATATAAGAGAGGAAGGTCAAGTGTCCGATACACCCAAATCGTTAAATGAATGGCTTGAAGAAGCTGGAAACACACTATTCGACAGGGGCATCGAGTATGGCGACCCGAGGCACAATTTACTACGCATTTACAAAATCAGTAAAGCACTCGGTATTCAGCTCA